GATGGTTGTTCGGATTATACTGGTTTGTCAACAAGTAATATGAAACTGCAATGGAAAAAAGGTGGTAACAAATATATCGTCAATGATAAAATGACTAAAAAAACATATTGGGTGGATAATAATAACTCATATTCAGTTACATCCACGTATTTGCGTATTCTAAAAGATAGAACTAATTCCAATATTATTGGATTTTTCTTGTTTAATTATCATAATTTGAGCAGTTTGGTTAAAACTGGTATTATTTCGGAATCTGTTATTCAAAACAAAGATGTAATTCAATCTTGGAAAAATAATGATTTTGTTGGAGTCGAGTCAGCGGGATATGATGAGTATTATATTATTAGATCAAGGTCAGATAAAAAACCAAATAATTTAATTGTAAATAATACAATGACAAAAAATGCTATTACTCGAAATTTTATGAAGTTTTCTGAACGTAAATCTATCAATCGTGTTATGCTTTCCAAATTTATGGAACGAGTGTCAACAACATCTTACTAACCACAACTCATCATGGCATCAAAATTTCACTTGACTTTGATGCCATGATGGTGTATGATACTATCACAATCAATCGGAGACATCCAGAATGCCCAAGATCGTAGATCACTCGATTTTCCTTAATGCTGTAATCAATAAGTTTGGTGAAATCAACACAATTTCCAGGCAACAAATCCTTGAAGTGTGTGAAGAAGCTAATATCAAGTATCCTACTTGGTTGACGAATGTCCAAACATATCGTGCGGGTCGTGGTATGTATACCCTGCCTAAGTCTAAGACACAAACAAAAAAGACTGTTCCAGTTGCACCTGTGGTCACCAATGCACCAGAATTAGCAACTGCTGACATGGCTATCGCTGCTGTGAAAATGAATACTTCAGATCAAGTGTCATTGGTTCCAGATAAAGCTTCTGGTTATGTGCCATTTGGTCATTTCAATGATGTTAGGTCGATTATCAAATCAAATCGATTTTATCCAGTGTATATTACTGGACTATCAGGTAATGGTAAAACAATGATGGTCGAACAAGTTTGCGCAACTGAAAAGCGTGAATGTATTCGTGTCAACATTACAATTGAAACTGATGAAGATGATCTTCTAGGTGGTTTTCGTCTAGTAGATGGTCGTACTGTTTGGCAAAATGGACCAGTCATTCATGCCATGGAACGTGGTGCTATTCTGTTGTTGGATGAAGTTGACCTTGGTTCCAACAAGCTAATGTGTCTTCAACCTGTTCTAGAAGGCAAATCAGTTTTCCTCAAAAAAATCAACAAGCTTATTACTCCTGTACAAGGATTCAATATCATTGCAACAGCAAATACCAAAGGTAAAGGGTCTGATGATGGCCGTTTCATTGGTACCAATGTGATGAACGAAGCATTCCTTGAGCGGTTTTCTATCACGATGGAACAAGAATATCCACAATCTAAAGTAGAGACTAAAATTCTCACCAACGTGCTTCAATCTGTTGGTGTGGAAGACTCTGACTTTGTTAAACGTCTAGTCGATTGGGCCGAAGTTATTCGCAAGTCGTTCATTGAAGGTGCTGTGTCGGAAATTATTTCAACTCGGCGTCTAGTGCATATTTGTGAAGCTTATGCCATCTTCAATAACAATCGTGAGAAAGCGATTACACTTTGTCTAAATCGATTTGATACAGATACCAAAAATTCTTTCATGGATCTGTATAAAAAGTTGGATGAAACAATCACTCCTCCAACTCCAGCTACTCCAGTTGATGTAGCATCAACAAATGAAATTCAATTTTAGATAGGATTAATATCCTATCTTAACGGAGTACTGTCCACTAAAGGGCATCGGTTGACAGATACATATAGGTGAAAGAGATGCCCAATTTTATGGAGAAATATAATGGCTCAATTGTTAACTGTTTTTAATTATCTCAGTCGCGATACTTCACGTAAAGGTAAAGGTGTCACTGCCGCAAATATTGTCAAGTTTACGGGAGTGCCAAAGGCAAACGTTTATAAGAGAATTCATGACCTTCGAAACGAAGGGCATCGAATTTACAGCAATACAAAGCTTGTAAATGGTAAACGTAAAGTGTATTATCGTTTGGCTGGATAATGGAGATTTCTCCTAAAGAAAAGAGGTGCTCGAAAGGGCGCCTCTTTTTATATATGTAGCATATATATTATACAAGTGCTTCTATTGCACGCATTACATAATGGAGCTTATATATGGAATTATCAATTAAAGCCGAAGAATTGCGAAAAATCAGATTGTTTATAGCAACTCCTATGTATGGAGGTAGTTGTAACGGTCTTTACATGAAAGCATGTTTAGATTTACAAGGATTATGTATAAAGTATGGTATGGAATGTAGATTTTCATTTCTATTTAATGAAAGTTTAATTACGCGAGCCAGAAATTATCTGGTCGATGAATTTTTAAGATCAGAAATGACACATTTATTGTTTATTGATTCTGATATTCTTTTTAATCCAATGGATGTTATTGCACTAGCTGCTCTTGATAAAGATGTTATTGGTGGTCCATATCCAAAGAAATCTATTAATTGGAAAGCAGTATGGACAGCATCAAAAAATCTCATTAAAAATCCAAAATTTGATGAAAGTAAATTTGATCCTGCTGAATTACAAAATGTAACTGGTGAATATGTATTTAATGCAGTACCTGGAACAAAACAATTTAATGTTACTGAACCACTAGAAGTTATGGAAATTGGTACTGGATTTATGATGGTAAAAAGAGAAGTGTTTGATAAATTTAAACAAGAATATCCACATCTAAATTATAAACCAGATCATCTTGGGCAAGCAAATTTTGATGGATCGCGATACATTCATGCGTATTTTGATACTGTAATTGATCCAGATAGTCATAGATATCTTTCAGAAGATTATATGTTCTGTCAGTATTTTAGAAATATTGGTGGAAAAATCTGGTTATGCCCATGGATGAAGACTCAGCATGTTGGAACATATGCATTTTCTGGTGATCTACCTAAGATCGCCGCACTTACAGGAAATTTGTGAAAGATCCACTTTTAATAAAGGAAATATATCATGCTTGTAGGATTGGTTGGTTTTGCCGGGGCAGGAAAAGGTACTGTTGGTGATGTTCTTGTTGAAAAACATTCATTTAAAAAATTTGCATTTGCAGACACATTAAAAGATACTGTATCTACTATGTTTGGTTGGCGCCGTGACCTTCTTGAAGGTGATACTAACGAAAGCCGTGAGTTTCGTGAAAATATTGATCCGTTCTGGAGTGCTCGTTTTGGCGAAGATGTTACGCCAAGAATGATCTTGCAGAAAATGGGTACAGAAGCTGGTCGCAATGTATTCCATGAAGATTTTTGGGTTCATGCTCTAGAAAAGAGAATTCAGAATGAAAAGAATGTTGTGATCAGTGATGTAAGATTTCCCAATGAAATCAATTTCATTCGATATTCTGGAGGATTCATTGTACGTGTTTCTCGCGGTCCGGAGCCCGAATGGTACCAAACAGCGTATGATCAAAATATAAATGAAAAGTATAGTATGAAATCAAAGTATCCCAACGTTCATGTTTCAGAATGGGCATGGATTGGTACCAGATTTGACTATGAGATTAACAATGATGGAACTAAAGTTCAATTGGAAGCAATGACTAAACATATGCTTGACATTTTTCGTGGACCTGTTAATATGCAATTATCAGCTTGATAAAAGAGAGAGGATATTTTATAATGAAACTTTCGGAATTTAGTTTAACTGTTCTTAAAAATTTCGCATCAATCAATTCTGGCTTAGTTATTCAAGCCGGACCAACACAAAGGACAATGTCACCAGAAAAATCAGTGCTAGTTGAAGCCACATTAGAAGATGTATTTCCTTGTCAATTTGGAATCTATGATCTTAATCAATTTTTAGGAAACACATTAGCTCTGGATAATCCAGACATGAATTTCACAAATAAAATGGTCATGATGCAAGATGACATGATGACTGTAAAGTATAGTTCTTGTAATCCTGAGCTTATTATTTCACCACCAAATAAAGAGCTTGTATTGAATGATCCAGAAGTTACATTTGATTTATCACAATCTGTGGTAAATAAACTGCTTCGGCTAGCTTCAATGAACAATCTTCCTCATCTTTCTTTGATTGTGAAAGAAAATGAGCTATTTGTCCAGGTTCATGACAAATCAAATGATTTATCCAATTATGCATCAATTAGAATTGGTAATCATACTGGAACAGATATGATTGCAACATTTAAGACAGAAAATATTAAAATGATTCCTGACGACTATCTAGTACAAGTGAAATTGGGTAAATTTGCTACATTTACATCTAAAACAAAAAGCTTGAAATACTTTATTGTCGTGGAGGCAAAATAATGTCAACATTGATTGGGCATAACAAACAATTTGTTTCAGTCAATTCACTATCTTCAAGTGATAAAGATTATCTCAAAGGTGTAATCAAAGAATTGGATGATTCTTTAACACGTGTTGCTTCTGAACGTGACCTTCAAAAAGAAGCAATTGAAAAAGCAGCAGAGAAACTTGGTATTGATAAAAAGCTTATAAGAAAACTTGGCAAAACTCATCATAAAGCCAATTTCAATACCGAATCTGAAGAAAATAAAACTTTTGAAGAATTTTATACAATCATCATGAAAGGAGGTAGTAATAATGTCTAGAGAATTTTTACTCTCTGAAAAATATCGACCTCAGAAAATCTCGGACTGCATTCTACCTGAAAGATTAAAAAAAGTATTTCAAGAATATGTAAACAAAAAAACTATTCCAAATCTTATGTTGACAGGTACAGCAGGCGTGGGTAAAACCACGGCTGCTATTGCCATGTGTGAAGAAATTGGACTAGACTATATTTTTATTAATTCATCGGAAGAACGTGGTATCGATACACTCAGAACTAAGATTCGAGGATATGCTTCCACTGTATCTTTTAGTGGAAGTCAAAAGGTTATTATTCTCGATGAAGCTGACTATATTACTCCAGAAGCACAAGCAGCATTGCGTGGTGCCATCGAGGAGTTTTCATCAAATTGTTCATTCATTTTTACATGTAATTTCAAGTCTAAGTTGATTGATGCAATTCATTCTAGGTGTTCTGTTATTGACTTTACATTAAATAATGATGAAAAGCCAAAAATGGCAGCACAATTCTACAAAAGATTATGTGAAATTCTTACTAAAGAAAGTATCACATTTGATAAGACTGTTGTTGCTAAACTGGTTGAGAAGTATTTTCCAGATTATCGCCGAACATTAAATGAGTTGCAAAGATATTCAAGTTCTGGTAATATTGACTTATCGGTTTTGAATCAAGTTTCCAATATCAAAAACATGTCAGACTTGATGAAATATCTCAAAGAAAAAAATTTCGGAGAAATGCGTAAGTGGGTTGTGACAAATTCTGACATTGATACAACCAGAATCTACAGAAAGATTTATGATACTTTATATGATTACATGAAACCAGAAAGTATACCACAAGCTGTAGTTATCATTGCTAAGTATCAGTATCAGAGTGCATTTGTGCCAGATCAGGAAATTAATCTGGTAGCTTGTCTAACTGAATTAATGGTAGATTGTGAGGTTAAATAATGGCTACGACAATCTTTGGTGAACATTATATATCGAATCAAGAGTATGCCAAGAAGTTAATTCTTGCTGGTCTTAATCAACCAACATATAGAATTGAAGTTGATTATATTGACTTCAAAGTGCGTGGTATTGGTCTGTCATATTTCTGTAATGGTGAAAGAGTTTCCAGTGGGCTTTTCGAAAAACCAGGCATATACGTGCTATATGAAAATTATCCAGGAGCAGACAATTGTTTGTACTGCGGAATATCAGGCAATAGTGCAAATAACAGAATTAGGCGTTTCATGAAGGGTTTGTGTGATTGTCTAAGACACGATGAAACACATACTGCTGGTACAAAAGCGAGACATTTTGGTGTATCTTTTAAGAATATTCATTTCAAGTTTCTTGCTGAAGAAGATTTTCCAGATAAGCATGATTGTATACTTGATGATAGATATATGGATGAATATGTTGCATCGTTATTGAATACACGATTTAATAAAAAGGTCAAACAATGACAGATTTGTTTAAAGAAGTTATACCATCTATTCTACAGACAAAAATACCAGTCATTACTGTTGACAATGAGAGGGATTATGTCCCTTTCGTTGTCAATCGTGCTTTGAGCTTTCACTATGACTGTATCATGCAAGCTAATGCAATGAATTTATCATCTAATATTGATAAAAAATTACAATATGATTATCATATAAATAGTATAAGATCATATAAAAGACCATTCAAAAAATGGCACAAAAAAGATACAATTCAAAACATTGAAGCTATAAAAGAATATTTCAAATACTCTAATGAAAAAGCAAAAGATGTTTTAAATATTCTTTCTGATGAACAATTATCAATTATCAAAGATAAACTAAACAAAGGTGGTTTAATAAATAAAAAATGAATTAGGAATCAAAGTTAAATCTAATTGAAAGATTTGCAAATGATACCTTAAAAAAATTAATAAAAAGAAAGGTATTATAAATGAATGATGATGTAGTTAATAGTTTAATTGAAGTTCGCTTGCAAAATTCTGATGATTTTCTTAAAGTGAAAGAGACATTAACTAGAATTGGTGTAGCATCAAGAAAAGATAATATTCTTTATCAATCTGTTCATATTCTACATAAAAAAGGGAAATATTATCTTCCTCATTTTAAAGAAATGTTTTTATTAGACGGTAAAATGTCTAATTTCTCAGAAGATGACAAAGCAAGAAGGAATACCATTGCAAATCTTCTTCATAAATGGGAATTACTAGATTTAGTAGATGAAAAGAAAAGTGAAACACCAGTTGCTCCGATAAATCAAATAAAAATTATTTCACATAAAGAAAAATATAACTGGACTTTAATTTCGAAATATACAATAGGTAAAAAATATTAATGGCACAGTTTAGAAAAGATACTCATCAATATCTGCCACAAGAAACTACCATATTTGAAGTTGTCATGCTTGCTGACCAGTATGGCAATCTTGTTGGTGCTGGTAATCCTTCTGGTACATCTGTAGATGCTTTTGGTCGAGCAAGGATGTCAACACCATTGACTCTGTTTGATTCATCACACAGATATCAAGACAATGGTAAGTTCTATAATTCAAATTCTGCCGTTAGTAGCACAGTCACATATGATGCAAATTCATCTATTGTATCTCTCAATATCACAAATACTGCTAACTCTTATGCATACAGAGAATCATCAAGAACATTTTCATATCAGCCAGGAAAATCTCTTCTTATATTAAACACATTCTGTATGGCATCAACACAAACTGGATTAAGACAGAGAGTAGGATACTTTGGTTCACAAAATGGTGTGTATCTCGAACTTGATGGTTCAACAGTAAATCTTGTCATTCGTTCTTTCAGTTCTGGTGTTCTGACAGAAAATAGAATTGCTCAATCATCTTGGAATAAAGATAAACTAGATGGCACAGGTCCATCATTACTCACACTTGATATATCAAAAGTACAAATCTTCTGGTCAGATATTGAATGGTTGGGTGTTGGTTCTGTTCGATGTGGTTTTGTCATCAATGGTCAATTCATTCATTGTCATTCGTTTCATCATGCCAATTTGATTGGAACAACATACATGACAACAGCATGTCTGCCACTTAGATATGAAATTGAAAATACAAATTCAATGGCAAACAATGCTACGATGAACTTGATTTGTTCGTCAGTCATGTCAGAAGGTGGCTATGAAGTCAGAGGCAAAAACAGAACAGCAGGTCAATTACCAAATTCATCATATACACTAGCCACAGCAGGTATATTTTATCCTGTTGTCAGTATAAGGTTGAAATCTGAGATGGCTGATGCTATAGTAGTGCCTAAATCAATTTCTTTGTTGGGTCTAACAGGTAACGGAACTAGAATAGCATATAAATTAATAGCAGATGCTACTGTCGGAAATGGTACATGGGTATCTGCTGGTTCTGATTCTTCTGTACAATATAATATCACAGCAAATACTATAGTTGGTGGTAATGATCTGGATCAAGGATTCTTGTATGTTGCACAACAAGGATCTGGTGCAGTATCAATGCAAGATGATATTTTTAGACTACAGTTAGGAAGAAATTCATTTGCCAATACCAACACAACATTCACTCTTGCTGTGGCAGGTGCTGGTTCAAATGATACATGTATAGGTGCAATCAATTGGATGGAAATAACATAAAAAAAAGGAAACAAACATGAAAATAGAGGTTAGTCTATTAAAAATTGTTGTGTTTAGAATATTGATGATACTTAATAATATTAAAAATGGATTATCGTCATTAAGAGAAAAGATTAAGAAGATTTTACCTAAATTTGATCTTAAATAGTATTATGGAGAAAGTATATTATGGTAGCATTGAAACTTTATAAAACACATCCAGAAATCATTTTACCAACTTTTGCGACAGATCAAGCAGCATGTTTTGATCTGTCATATCAAGGGCATGGTAAACATGAATATAAAGGGTATAATGATACAAATAGACCATTTAGTAGACCTACACCAAATGGCACAATTTTCATTAATTCACATGAGAGAGTATTAGTTCCAACGGGTATCATTATGGATATTCCAAAAGGATACTCAGTTAGAATACATGCTAGATCGGGTCTTTCATTAAAAGAAGGATTAATTCTTGCTAATTCAGAAGCTGTGATTGATTCAGATTATGTTGATGAAATATTTGTGTTGATATATAATAGATCAACTATAGGAAGAACAATTAGTATTGGTGAAAGAATAGCACAAGCAGAGCTTGTAAAATCTATCATATATAAAATAGAAGAAACTAAAGATAGACCATCAACAAAAACAAATAGAACAGGTGGTTTAGGATCAACTGGAGTATAATATATGCTTAAAAGATTAAATAATAATTACATCTATGTTGATTCGCCCACAGTAATTAGTGTAGATAATGGAATAATAATTAAAATTGATGCTGATCGTACTTTGACAATAGAAGGACAAAAAAGCATCAAAATGAAATGTTCAGGAGATATTGATTTTGATGCTAAAAATATAAGTATGAGAGCAAAAGAAAATGTATATATAGGTTCAGGTAAGCATTTGGTGCAACAAGCACCAAGGATAGATTTAAATCCTGAATCAGGAAAAAGTGGATATAAAAAAAATGCCAAGAGCACATAGAAATGGTGATATGCGATTTTGTGGAGCAGGCACAATTGTTGTTGGTAATCAAACAGTTTTTGTAAATGATAGATTATGGGCAGTTGATGGTGATATTGATTCACACACAGGCGGCAACTTAAAAGCTGTCACTGGTCCTCCTACAATTTATATACAAGACAAGTTGGCCATATGTGCTGTTGGGGATATAGCTGCTCCTGATAATGATCCTAAGATTCATCCAACTGGTCCAACAAATCCTTTACAAGCTTCACCAAATGTTTTTACTTATGATGGAACAGGTGGAGGAACTGTAGTATAAATGTTTTTTTATATTAATGAGAAAGTGACAACAGCAAATTCCTCAGCACGTGTTCAAAGCTTCAATAAAAAAACTAATTTTATAGTTCTTGTAAATATTGAAAGAGATGCAAATTCATTTCCAAAACTAATAACAGAAGAAGATTTTGCAAATTTCGATTTTGAAAGTTATAAAAGAGGTGAATTTGCAAATGGTAGTATTATTGTAGGTGCAGAATCAGGTACCGTTGCTACATTAACTAATTTTTCAATATCATTAGACTATTCCGATAGTGTGTATGGTGATACATCTTGGGAAGATTTAGATAATATGGTATTTGAAAGTGGTGATGGTCGATGTGAATTAATTGGTATTGATGAACACTTTACTGGTCTACCAAGTCAAGATTATCAATCAACATATTTAATCAGAGAGAAATAATGCCAGTAACTATAGGTAATTTAAGAGCAACTTGGTCCAATACAACAACAAAATATTCGGGTATTGGAATCAATGTAAATGCAAATGCATATGAAGCAAATTCTGCTGTTTTAAGACTATCTGTAAATGATGTTGATAAACATGCTGTGTTTCCTAATGGAACAATATATTTAACTGGTGGTATTCTAGCTCAAAACATCACTGGTAATAATAATGATGTTCTCATATCAACAGGAAACAATGGAGTTCGTTGGTCGAATTCAGTTAGTACAAATATAATTAATTCAAATAATATAACAGCAAATACTGTTACAGCATCAAATGTAATAACAACTGGTGGTATTAAAGCAAACGGAAATTATGGAACACAAAATCAAATATTAAAAACTACTGGTAGCATAGCATATTGGGG